CGCATTACAAGATCACCCACCCAGTGGTCGTGTCCGCGCAACACGATCGCAGGAAGCAACGCATCAGCGATGGTTACGATGGAACTCTTGATGACCGCGGCATCAAGCTGCTGAAGGCCCGGGCAAAGCGCTGCGCCTATTGCGACGCTCGGCTTGACCACGACTCCGATGTGCAGACGGACCATATGATCGCCCTGTCTCTCGGTGGTCAGCATTCCAGGCGCAATGTGGTGATCACCTGCCGATCCTGCAACCAGCGCAAAGGGCACCTGACCTACGCGCAGTGGGTCGAGCGCGTCGGTCCCGAACATCGTGATCGCGTGACCTGGCTGTACCTTGAGCGGCATGGTAAATGTCCATGGTAGGCATCATCGTAAGTCCATATATATCAACAAGGTACTGGGAAGCTGATAAAGTCCGTGCGGGTACCGCGAGTGCCCGTTCGCGCTAGTGGGTCCACCTTTTAGGGGTTTCCAGGTTTCCAGGTTTCCAGCGGTGAATGAAGGGCGGCATACGAGCATACGCCAGGCACAGGGCCGATCTGGGGCTTTCCGGAGCTACCCACTCGGCCGTCCGCAAGGCGATCGCGACCAAGCGGATCGAAGCCGATCCAGACGGGTCGATCGATTTCGAGAAAGCCGACGCAGCCTGGCGCGACAATAGCGAGCCATCCCTTCAACTGGTTGGCAGGAAGAATAGTAGCCACAGTGCTCCCCCAGCGCCGCACAAGCCAGCAAGCGAGAAGCCGGCTGGTTCAGAAACCGACGGCGAAGCATTTCTTTCTGCGCGCGCCCGCCGCGAGCTCGCAGAGGCAAGGCGAGCAGAACTCAAGTACGGGCAAGAGTGCAAAGAGCTCCTGCCGAAAGTAGAAGTCACCAAGGTCCTCGGCCAGATCGGCAAGATCTACTCGGCGGGTCGCGAGAGCATCCCGGCCAACATTGCTCCGAAGCTCGTAGGCAAGACCGACCTTGGCGAGATCGAAACAGTTCTTCGGGAAGCGTTGGAAGCGGTCGACAACCGAATCTGCAATGAGATCGCATCTCGATTTTCGGACGTGCTTGGCGATGATCATGGCGACAGCAGCGATCTGTAGCTCCGCGTTCCTGGCCGGTTTTCGGCCAGCGTCGCGAATCACGGTCGCCGAGTGGGCTGACACCTACCGAATCGTCGGCAAGCCATCGCCCGAGCCGGGCCCGTGGCGCACCGATCGCGTCCCATACACGCGCGAGATCATGGAGGACCTTTCTCCCTCCTCGCCGGTCGAGATCTCGGTGCTGATGAAAGCCGCGCAGGGCGCCGGAACCGAGATCTTACTCAATGCGCTCGGCTGCTGGGTCCACCGATATCCGGACTCGGCGATGGTGATTCAGCCTACTGTGGCGACCGCGAAGAAGTTCGTGCGGATCCGCCTGGACCGGTTTATTGAGGCTAACCCCGTGTTGCGCGAGCTGGTCATACCGGCACGCAGCCGCAATGGCAGCAACACCATGAGCCTCAAGGAACTCGTTACGGGCGACACGGTGGTGATTTGCGGAGCGAACTCCGGAGCTGACCTGCGCTCGTATCCGAGCAAGTACGCATGCCTCGACGAAGTCGATGGATACCCCCCGGACCTGGACGGGGAGGGTGATCCGACCGAGCTCGTGATCCAGCGTACGGCCGCATATCGCGGGCGCAAGATCTTCATGCTGTCGACGCCGACGCTCGAAGAAGTCAGCCTGATCTGGCGGTGGTTTCAGCGTGGCGATCAGCGCAAGTACTTTGTGCCATGTCCGTTCTGCCAGCACATGCAGCCGCTCATCTGGCACGCCGAAGAGGGGAAGCTGGGCGGTCTGGTGTGGCCGCAGGGAAAGCCAGAGGAGGCTCGCTACCAGTGCGAGCACTGCGGCGACCGGTTCGAAGAGTGGCGCAAGGTGGATCTGCTGCAGCGCGGCGAATGGCGGCCGCAGGCGCCAGGCGTCGGCGGAGGCAAGATCCGCAGCCGTCAGATCAACGCGCTCTATTACCCGTACGGCTGGCCGGAGAGCGCCTGGACGAATCTGGCCGCGAAATGGGAGACCGACCACCGCGACCCGCTCAAACTGAAGACGTTCGTCAACCTGAAGCTGGGCGAGCCGTGGAAAGATCCGTCGGAGGCGAAGGCCGATGCCGATACGCTGCTGGCGCGGGCCGAATCGTTCGGGCCGGAAATTCCCGAAGCGGCGGCGGTGCTGACGGTCGGCTGCGATGTGCAGGGCAATCGAATCGAGGCGGAGCTGGTGGCGTGGGGAAAGGACGAAGAGAGCTGGTCGATCGAGCACATGGTGTTCCTGGGCGACACCGCGAAGCCGATCGGGCAGGACCGGCAGCACCCTTCACCCTGGGAACAACTCGACCGCTGGCTTGCGGGCGAGTGGCTGAGCGAACGCGACATTCCGCTGCGGATCAGTGCGGGGTGTGTCGATGCTGGCTACCAGAAGCAGGTTGTGACGCAGTGGTGCGGCGAGCGGTTCAGCCGGCGGGTGTGGGCAACACTGGGGCGGCCGGGCAGCCGCGCGATCTGGCCGAGGCGGCCGGGCAAGCCGAAGGGCGTGAAGTCGCCGGAGTTCGTCATCGGCGTCGATTCGGCGAAGGAGAACATCTACGCTCGACTGCGGCTGGCAACGCCCGGCCCAGGATTCCTGCACTTCCCGAAAGGCCGCGACCGGGACTACTTCGAGCAGCTCACCTCGGAGATCCGAGTCCCGGACTACACCGGCCCGATTCCGAAATTCGTGTGGCGCAAGAAGCTGGCGGGCGCGCGGAATGAGGCGCTCGACTGCCGGGTATACGCCTACGCAGCGTTGTGTGGACTGCTGGCCGGAGGCCTGCGGCTGAACGCGGAAGTAGATGCATTCCACGCCATGACCGCGCCGGGAGCGCCCGCGGCGGCGACACAACAGGCCCAGCCCCGTCGCGCACCGCGGCCGGTCGTAGGTCATTTCCGGTTTTAGTATGACGACACGCTCCCAGCAGATCGAGAACAATATCCGCACGCTCGAGAATGCACTGAGCAAGGGCTACGCCGAAGTCACCGACAACGGCAATCGGCTGGTGTACCGCAGCGTCACCGAGATCCTGAAGGGCATCGAGTATTTCAAAAGCCTGCGGGGCGAAGCGTCGGGCACGAAGCCGATCCGCCAGATCCGCCTGTATGGCGGCAAGGGGTACTGAATGATCCAGCTCCGGCTGACCAAAGCCCAGGCCGACGCGCTCGAGCAGTCGCGCCACGATCTCATGCAGTTGAAAGCGCTGTTCGATGCCAAACAGCAGGAATGCGACAAGTGGGCGCGCGTGATCCAGCTCGACGGCGGCGTCAATCCCGACGAAGTCGCCAGCTACGACCTGGCCGTAGCCGGCGAGCTCACCTTCATGGTCTGCACACCGAAACCGAAACGACCGGCCAAGAAGAACCGGAAGTAACCTGTGCCCTGGACTAATCTCGACCGTCCCAGTACCGCGGTGACCTGGACGCGCGCCGCGCGCATCCACGCGTCGGCCAACTACGGTTATGACGGCGCTTCGCAGGGCCGGCGGTTGTACGGCTTCAATCCGACGAGCGACGCGATCAACGCGTTGCTGATCGGCGCCGGGGACGCGCTGCGCTCGCGTTCCCGCAAGCTCGTACGCGAGAACGCCTGGGCCTCGAGCGCGATGGACGAGTGGTGCGCCAACGCCATCGGCACCGGGATTAGCCCCGAGCCGCTGCACGCGTTGAAGGATCAGGAAGACGAGCTGTGGAACGACTGGGCCGAAGAATCTGACGCCGACGGCCTGGCGGACATCTACGGTCAGGAGGCGCTCGCCTGGCGCTCCATGATGGAAGGTGGTGAATGCTTCGTCCGCCTGCGCGCGCGCAATCCCGAAGACGGGCTGAGTGTTCCGCTGCAACTCCAGATCCTCGAGGCCGAGCATTGCCCGCTGAGTAAGAACGAAACGCTTTCAAACGGCAACGTGATCCGGGCCGGGATCGAGTTCGACAAAATCGGTCGGCGCGTCGCTTACCACCTGTATCGCGAGCATCCCTATAGCGGAATGGCCGGGCTCAACACAGGTGATCCGCTCGCGATGAGCCGCGTGCCGGCCGAGAGCGTTATCCACCTGTATCACCGAATTCGTCCCGGGCAGATCCGGGGCGAACCGTGGCTGACGCGGACCATCGCGAAGCTGTACGCGCTCGACAAGTGGGACACGTCGGCGCTCGACCGGCAGGCGCTGGGCGCCATGTTGCTCGCCTGGATTACCGAGAACAATCCCGAAGAGGACCCAGTATTCCGGCCGACACGCGCGATCGGTGGTGAGGGCGAAGCCGCGGGTGGAGAGCCGGCGCCTGATGGCGTGGGCTTCGGCAACATCGAGCCGAACACGGTGATGCGTCTGCGCAAAAACGAGACGATGGAGTTCTTCAAGCAGCCGGACGTTGGCGACAGCTATGGGCCGTTCACCGATGCGCAGTTGCACTGGGTGGCCAAGGCCGTCGGGCTGCCGCATCATCTGCTGACCGGCAAGCTGAGCGACGTCAACTACTCCTCGATCCGCGCCGGCGTGCTGGCGTTCCG